TTCTCCTCACCCGTCGGATTCTGCTGATACTGCGCGTTCCATTTACTGGGAGGTATCGACGCGCGGACCGCCGTTAAATCATCGAGGCTCCAGAACTCCGGCCAACAGGGTGAGCCATCCTCAAAGATCGCCGGTAACTCCACAACTTCCCACTGGTCCGCTAATTCATCTTTTGCCATCGCACGCATCAACTGTCCCGTCATATCCTTCTCGGACCACCGGGTCTGTACCAACACAATACTGCCGCCCGGCTGTAGTCTCTGTCGGGGGCCCCCAGTATACCAGTCCCACGCATCATCAAAACCCGTATTCGACATCGCCGTCTGCTCCGAGTGTGGGTCATCTATAATCACCAAGTCTCCACCACGACCCGCTAAGTTCGAACCCACACCCACAGCATAATACATACCACCAGAAGTCGTGTCCCATCGACCGGATGCTTTACTGTCCGCTGACAAATTCACCGTCGGAAAGATATCCTTGTACTCATCACTATCAATAAGGTTCTTGGTCTTACGTCCAAAGTTCACGGCCAACTCCGTGGTGTGCGTCGCCTGAATAATCTTCATCTTTGGATTACGGCCCATCATCCACGCCGGAAACAAGAAGCTCGCAAACTCCGACTTCGTATGTCTCGGGGCCATATTGATAATCAAACGCTTCAGCTCACCGCGTGCCACACGCTCTAACTTCTCGGCAATAATCTTATGATGCCGACCGGCAATAAAATCCGGCCACATATTTTTTACAAAAATTAAAAAGTCCTCCTGACACCTTTCGTGCTTTTCTAATTGTGCCAGTCTGAGTTTAAGCTTGGCCTCCTGCTCTGAAACATCCATCAGGGGGCCCCTACAATCTTAAAAAACATATCGTCCCAACGAAACGGCTGCATACAATGAAACTCCGGCTTCTTATCTTTCAATCCGTCCATCTTCAAATCTACCGCATCCTCTGCCTTAAACAAAAATAATTCTGCACGCTCCGACGGCTTCTTCTGCTTCTTAATCAATATCCAACACGAGGCGTGTTTGTGTTTCGTGAGCCACGATACCTGTGACGGGCGCAGATCTACTTTGTTCGTCGTCGTAAACTTGAGCTCAACAAAATGAAAACAACCATGGGTATCACAGAGGAGGACGTCTGGGATTCCGGCTCCGACCCAGTTTTCAATTCGCGTTAGCGACAGCTTTCGACTTACTCTTTGCGCCGCTTCCTTCACTTGTTTGTAAAAGCCGCTCTCCTTCTTCACGGCTATCGTTATCCTCTTCTGGGGTGATGTCGATTGTGACTGGGGCATAACTCTCCTTTATATCTTTCAATGCTTTCATAACTTCTTCCTTAGACATACTGTCTATGCTCCCGTGTCGTATCTCAGATTTACTTACATATATATCGCCCTGCGCCATACCACGACGAAACTCTGCCTGCACAGCCGCCGAGTAGGCCCCATTCGCTAAGGCCTCGTCCCGAATAATCTGGAGGTCCCTTACATGACGATGAAACGTAATACCATACTTCTCATCTAGAGCACGACGGTACTCTCTAATCGCATGAACAACATGGGGAGACATATGTGGGTTTGTTAACTCATAGGCGCGTGTATGCGCACTCGTTGCACTGTACCCGGCATTCTCTGCCGCTTCTCGCATAGTTATCTGCCCATCTTTGCTGACAAGCTCGCGAACAAACAGCTCCTGCTTACGTGTCAAAGGGGTTTTTATGGTGGCGGGTTTTCGACCACGAGTCTCTTGGCGTATGCCCGTTTTTCCTACTTTTCGTTTTCTCATTCTCGGACCTCGGTAAATGGCTAATAAACAGGCATAATATGCACGTTTTTTAGGCAGTTAACAAGAACCTTTTTTATTGCACAATAATTAGGCAATGTTTCACGTGAAACATTCATACGATTTTTCTGGTAATTATTCGTGAAAAACATGGCGCAAGCTAACGCTTGCACAGCGCCGGGCCGTGCCCGTCTGATCGCGCTTTTTTGAGCTCGGGCCCCGTTAATTGACCCGATATTCGGGGGCCCCTAAGAAATAATTTTTAACATAGGGCGGGGGGCCGTGGTTCGCGGATCCGCTGCAGCCGTCGCGGATCTCGGGCCGTGGATCTCGGAAAAGGTGCAGCCGCTCGGCGTGGCGGGTCTAGGATCTAAAATTTAGGATCTAAAATTTAGGATCGCGGGCCGTGGATCTCGGCGGATCTCGGCGGATCTCGGGCCATGGGTCGCGGGGCTCGTAGGTTTACGATCGCACGCGGGTGGCGGGCCGTTGCGGGTTTAACTGGAAATAGCGAACAAAAAAAAGCCCGCGCGGGGCGGGCTTAATCTTGGCCGTGGGCGGGCTCTATGTATGAATATGGCCGTCGGGCTCAATACCAAACGTCACGCCCCTATGGACTATTAAAGCCGTATCACGGGCGCCGATCTCGGGGAAGCAATCGCGCCGAAAATTTAAAAAGCTTATCGGAACGCGGTCTTTAAGAATACCCGCAACGTAAATATTTAGAGTCGGCTTCTCGCGATCGTAAAGCCTTTTAAGGGCCTTTAATTGGATCTTATTAAGCTTCATAATCGGCCCCCCTTTTAAATTCATTAACTAAAATCTTGGCCCGATCCATATCTTTATCGGCCAAGGCGTCAACAACGCCCGCGTGCATTAAAAGCCTAGAATAATTTTTCATATCCATATTAGCATATTCCACAAATTCACGGGCAAAGTGTCTTGTTAAGTCTTCATCGTTCATAGTTTTTTTCCTATAGTTAAAACGGGGCGGAATTGCCCCGCAAGCCCTAGTATAAGAAAAAATAGGATATTGACAACCCAAAATAAAAAAGCCCGCGTCGGCGGGCTTTATTTGGGCGCTATTAGCGGGCTTTATTCTTGCCCGATATCACCCGCAATGTGGTGGCGTAAAATACGGCGGGGCGGAATAGTTTTAATAAATTTCCGCAATATTTCCGCGTCGGTTTTTTCTTGCGGTTTATCGGCCAAGCGCTTCCAATGAATGTTAACGTTGCCCCCGTCGGCATAACAGCCCCCGCGCGCGCCGTTGTTTATTTTCTTTTTTTGGTTCCCGTGCGCCGTAAAAGCTATAATAAAATTGCGATCGGGGCGGGCGCATAACGGCCCCTTTTCACCGCCACAATTTAAACAACTGACTTTATCGCTGTTATATTCCTCGGGGCACCGCACAACCCGCACGCCGTCGCGTTCTTTATTCTTAAAGGCGTCTTTACTCCAATAACTTTCCGCAACAATAAAAACAGTCGGAATATTATTTTTAAAAGCTTTCACGGCCTTAGACCATAGATCGGCGCTGTAATTAATCACGGCCTTTTTTTTCTCGGGTGCGATCAAGTTAAACCATTGCGACGGGTCAAAGTGTGAAAACGTAAACGCGAACCCGCCGACGGGTTTAAACCCATACAAGACGCGGGTATATTCAAGATCGATTTTTTCCGATCCGCGCCCGCTTGCATTAAGCTTACAGGATGCGGGGCAAGATCCAAACTTATTACCCGCGCCCGCTCTATAGGTTATTGCAAGCCCTTTGGTTTTCTTGCCCGTGCTCATTTCATTTACTAGTAATACCATTTTTAAAAATTCCCGTATTATTGACAATATCTCATATATACATAAAAAAAGGGCGGATGTAAACACCCGCCCGATTTAGTGATATTTTTACAATAGGCCAGCCCGCCCGCGTGGCGGGTCTGGAATTTATGCGACGGCCTTAACCCGCGACCAATCCGAGGCCCGCATATTTAAAACTTGGCCCCCGCGTCTTTGCCACAGATCAACATCATCTTTTTCCGCCTTATGTTGGCACGCCGTGACGGCGTTTATTAACGTTGCGCGGGTCAATGGTTTATCGCGTTCATAGCCCGCTTGCCCTATTGTAGAAATAAGGCCGTTTAAAAGCCCGCTTGTTTCCTGTTTGGTAAGCGCTAACACTCGGCCCGCGTTATTGGCAAGCTCGACGGGCTCTATATCCTCGGCAACGTCCGCACCCGCCAAGCGCATTTTTTGCAATACATCATCAAAGCTTTCACGGCTTGAATAACTTTTTACTAGATCGCGAAGCTTTAAGGCCATGGCCTTATTATCCGCGTCTTTTGCTTCTTGCGATAAAACGCCGTAAACGTCACTCTCACGGGCGCTCGTTATATGGGCGCTTCTGCTTCTGTTATCTGTTTGCATTCCATTCGTACACGCCAAAGTCCAAAAATTCTGCCATACAGCAATCGACCCGTGCCCCGTTTCACTATTAGAAAAACCGATACCATTTGCCATAAGATCGCCGACGTTTGCCCCCTCGCCCGTTTGCTTGTTAAACTTAAAGCGCATATACATTCTTTTTTCGGTGTAGTCGGCTTGCATAATCTCGGGGGCTTGATCGTTATCTAAAAGCGCGGGAATAGAAGCTTCAAGAAAATCATAATTATCAAAAGTTTTAAACTTGTCCGATAAATTAGCTCTAAGAGTAGAAGACGGGCCATTATCAAACGTTCTAAGCATTCGGTTATTATTGTCTTGAGAATGCAACCTATTTAAAAGCGCGTCGAACTCACTCGGGGCTTGATCCTGTAAACGTCGCGCTGTACGGCTCTCAATACCATTATACACCGCGTATTGATTAAACGAAACGTCGTTAAAGTCCATAACAAGGGTGGGTTCACCGCCCCGCTGTTCAACTATCAACTGGGGCTTCATCTTCCCGTCGTTGTCTTCTATTGTTCTTTTCTGCATATGATTAGCAGGCACAATATAATCGGCCTTGCGGTTTGCTTCTTCCTGTACCCTTTTCATTAACTGGGTAAGCTTCATTTCATTGTTATCTATTGTCATAGTTTTTCCTTATTTGTAGTTAAAATAAAAACGGGGCGGAATTGCCCCGCCCCGTAAGAATAGTATTTATATAAGATAAAGTCAACTCTGCTTTACTTTTTTGCGGGCTTGGCCTTTAAAATATTCATTAGCCCATTGGTCGGTGCCCGCTGTGTGCATTAGCTGTGCATGAATTAAAAGGTCAAGATCATCTTCAACCAAGGCCCGCTGATACGGGAATAACCTATTTACTAAGCCCCGTATTGTTTCTTTTTCATGGGTTATATTATGTTTAGCTTCGCCCCGCGCTACGGCTGTATTAAACTCCGCTATAACAGATAACATCACTAAAATGTCATCTTTGCTAAAGGGTATCATAAAAACTTTTTGTTTAATGTTTTTCATTTTAATTACCCGCCTGACATAATTTATTTAATTCAAATCTTTCTTCTTTTGAAAATTCATCCCATAAAGACGCCACAGAGTTTTCAAAAAGATACTCGGCTCTGTGCTCGAACTCTTTAGGTTGTCGCATAGCCTTAACGCCTTTATGCCAAAGAGCGGAATAAAGACCTTTATTAACCCCGTCCCATGTTTCCGCTACTTGGTCAGGCGTTATAAATCGTAATTTGTTATGCGGTTTATTATATGTACTACGTTTCATAATTTTTCTCCTATGTAGTTAATTGACAATATCCCATATTATACAAAAAGAAAAAGCCCCGTCAAGTGGCGGGGCTCATTCTCAGCGTCGGCGCTTCGGCTCATTTACTTTTCTCTGCAATCGATCGTAATCTTTGCCGTAAAGCAACCAACCTAAAATTCTAAAAATAAAAATATCTACTCACCCCCTTTCATAAATCTATTCTTGACCAATTCTTAATTTCTAAGCGATCAGCTATCATAACCCGAACCTCGGTATAACAATCATCACACAGAAGAACATCTACCCAAGAATGTGTCCAATCTTCTTTCGAAAAACCATCTCCAATCTCAGCGGTTTGATCACACCCTCCACAGTTTATTATTTGTTTCTCACTCATCCTGACTACTCCTCTTATACGCGACCACAAGAAAATCTACATCCTCAAAGTGTTCTAAATCATCACAAGGAATTGAGTTAGCCAAAGTAGAGTGGGTCTTTCCGCCAAACCAAGCGACACCCGTTTTACCTAATAAAGGTTTCCACCCCGCTTCGGCAATCTCGGACAACTGCTTCTCGGTCAAAAACATTTTAATTTGTTTACTCATTATCTATCTCCTGACTAGGCAATTTGGTAAAATCTTTCATTTCAATATCTAGCCAAATGCTACCATTACCCTCGCCAAGATATATCTGCGTTCTCATTTCACGATCCATGTGCCCCGTAGGCAACGTCATTCCGACGGGGTATTTTATATCTTCTTTGAGATTGAGATCAGAATAATGATTAGGATGAATAGAGCGGTTTTTATTTAAACGCACCGCTTTTTCATTAAGTTTCAAGATTAAATCTTTAGTTAGGTATTTTACCATCTAATTTCTCCTTATCAATAATAGACAAAATTCCCTTACAAATATCCAATCGCGTTTCACTCTCAAGCTTATCAGGATGATTTGGAAAATCTTTTAAAAACTGCTCTGCATCGGCGATTGAAAAGAAGCAATACATTTCTATCTTTTCCAAAAGCTTTTTAAGCTTCATTTCGTGCCCAAAACTTTGACGCCACAAACGTTCATTATCAAGAAATTTCATTATTGCTCTCCTTTTTAGAAACATTAACGAATAAATCAAAAGACGTAATGATATCCTCTATTATATCGGCACCCTGACCGAGCTGATCTTTATCCACTCGGCCGTGCCAATCTTTTAAATCATCGACTATTGAAATAATCTCGTCAATTCTGCCTGAGATCCTATCCATGGTTTCAACTAAATCATCAGCAACATCACCAATAATATCATCTTCAACTATCGTGCCCTCATGCTTACGGAAAAGAGTTCTAAGTTCATAATCGTGATCGTGGCGTCCAATAAGTGTTGTTTTGTTTATTGTTTCTTGCAAATCCTTACTATCGAAATAAGCCTTGCTAATATCTTCTTTTAAAGTTGTCATAGTCTTTCTCCATAATAGTTAATACGGACAACTATATGGGACTTTATATAAGGCTGTCAACCCCTATTGTTTATTCAGCCTATATATATACTCAGCTAAAAAAATTTATAAAAAAAATTCTCAGACCCCCTTTAGCAACTTTTGCCAAATAACTAACTATACCACCTCTGTTTTTACTAACGTTATAGTAGTGGTATAGATCTTCTATATATATATAAGGCACTTCAGGCCGTTTATACCGCCATACCGCCTATACCGCCCATTTTACAAAAGTTTAAGTAAAAAAAATATCTGAACGTATAATAGGTGGGATCGACACAACAAAACGAGCGATATTTCTACATCCCCTTAATTTTTCAACAAATGCCAGTAATTTCGGAAACGACCATCTCCGAACTCGATTTGTCTTTTAAGCATTTGCTCCGCGTCTTTTCGGTTATCGACCTTGTTTGTGATAGGGTGGCCCGCCCCTTCTATATAGTATTGAACCTTTTTGTCAGGCCCGACTACTTCTTTGATGACGTATACGTCAGGCAAAGTCCTTACAATCTTTTTTTAAATTTTCTAAAACTTTTTCTAGGGCTTCTACGGCCCCGACATTGTACGACGCTTCGTGAGCCGAGATCTGTGGACTATGAATATTAATCTTTTTATAATCCAGTATCATCTTTTCTACCTGATCTGTGATAGTTTCGATCTTCAAACTAAGCTTACCCATATGTTTCATGGCCTGTGAGTGGTTGCCCACGACTTTTGTATTAATGCTTCTTATATCCATCTCGGTCCTCGTGCAGTATCATGTCGGCAAGATTTTCAAAGTCTTGCGCTATATAAACTAGGTTAGTGTGCTGTACATATTTGGCTATTTTAATTATCTTCCGCGTTTCGTCATCATCGGGGAGCAAGCCGCGCTCCCCGTATTCAATTATATATCTAAGTATCTGCTCCATCGTCTTCCATACTAATATGTCTATCGATTTCGTCAATCGCGCCTTTTAGTTCTTTTACTGTGGCGTGTATGTTGGACGGATCTTGTCGGGCCTCGGGACAATTACGGAGCGTGTCGTAAGAGTCCGATATCAGGCTCAGTAAAACTTTCTTAGCGATACGGAGCTCATTTGGCGGTTCTTCCAAACTCTCTGTAATTATATTGTCCTTCTTCTTGGCCCATGTTTCGAGGGCCGTGATGCAGACCTCGTAATACTCTTCGCACGTAAACGTTCCGATTTCCTCGGACCAAGAGCCCGTTTTGCTTTGCAGATGTACCCGTACTGTCATTATATCCTCACCATTTCAAGATTATAATCTTCAAAATGCCACTCGAGTTCCAACCAAGCAGTTTCGTTACAAGAGTCCCAACCCACTCCCAAATCAAGATTGGCATTCTCTTCTTGGATTTCCTTTGTCCACCTATCTGCCCAAGGCGTGAGGCTTATTTCGTGGTCCATGGGCAGTTCGTTTTTGAATGTAATCATGTTCTATGCTCCTCTATGTTAAAATGGAAACTATAACTATCAGGGGCGGTTACATCTTCGTCCCAAATATTATCACGTGTTGCGATTTCTTTTGCTTCTTCGGGGCTATCGGCTTCTATATAAAAGACGTTAGTCTGCACAACTTCTACGCGATACTTCATTAGCTTTTCCTCAATGTATCTTCGGCCATACTAATTAGCCGTGCTGTATCAAGCTCTATCTTTTCCGCCATCTCGTACACCTCGGCTAGTTTTTCTTGCAGACATTTTTTATCTTCAGACCCACTAAGCACTTCTCTCTCCCAAAGATCCTCGTAGTAAAGATACTCAAAGTCATCGTCATTTTCCCTAGCCCGTTCTTGAGCGGGGGTAGTTTTATTATCTATGAACAACTGATCGAGATTATCTAATAGCACCTCATCCATTTGTTCTCGGGACGGCTTAGAGGAAAACACGACTACATCATCTTCGTCACCGCTTTCCCTAAATTTAAATATCCATACATTATTCATTGGCCTTCTCCATTATAAGGAAAGGTATGTTTGAACAAAAGCGTATCGCAATGTTCGGGATCGCTAACAACACCGCGTGTCCACTCGCCGTTTTCATCTTGTAAGACGGGATAGACAAGCACTTCATACTCCCATTTCTTATCCTCGAGAGATTGATCGAGCATAAGGTGCATATCGTAAGGCACCCCCTCGTGCCAAATGGTATGCCATATATCGCCCTCGCCTTTGTCTTTAAACTCACGAGCGGAGTTAATAATCTTATCAATAATTTTTTTAGCGCCCTCATTTGTTAACTGCCATTCTTTTTCGTTTAAATAAGAGTAGCTTTTTAAAAACTCCTCTTTACTCAAAATAAAAAAATCATGCATTTTTTCTGCATCATCTAAAAAATTTGTAAACTTAATCATATTTTTTCTCCTGTAGTTGACATAGTCCCATATAATCACAGATAAAATGGCCTGTCAACACAAAAAAAGCCCCCTAGAGATCTAGAGGGCTTTTCTTTAACTACGGGAGAGGGCCTATGACTTCCCTCGTATAAAGTTATACGCGACTATATAAGAGTTTACAAGTCTTTTTTTCGTTTTATGCGTTTAATTGTTTCTTCGTCATCAAAAATTTTAGAAAAATCAATATCTTTCTTCTTTTTGCGGCGTGCTTTGCTAAAATGACGGATCTGATGGTCCGTGTTTTTTTTAATAAAATTATTAATGTTTGCTAAAAATTCTAATTTCATTTCATAAACTCGGGCTTACGTAACGGAAGGCGTACTTCGGGATAGCTGTAATGGCTTTCTACCGCTACACAATTAGGTTTTTGTACCCACGGATCTTTGTGTTGGTTAAACATTTTCGCGTGATACAGGCAATTTACTTTTTTTTCAAACACGATACGATGAATAAGATGCTCCTTTGCTTCGATATCAGGTAAGGTTATTAAAAACAGTACATAGTATAGCACTTTAGGCGTCATAGTCTAGCTCCTCTCTATAGTAATATATATAATTTATCCCATACTATAGCCAAATTTTTTTTAGTCAAGGCTTAGGATCAAGCTTTTCTTTTAATTTATTATATATTTGCCAAATAATTTTTAGCTGACCGCTGATAGTCCGTCCGCGATCCGAGCTCGTTCGCTTAATTTCCTCGTACACTTCCTTGGGAACGAGGACCGATTTCCATTTTTCTGTGTCCATAAGGTGTCCTTATATAGTATCTTACAGGACTATATAAGATAATATGTAAAAATGCAAGGGTTTTTTGTTGGAGTGCCTTCTAGCATAGAGTCTAAAAGGCACTTATGTCGATATAAACTGACACATCACCCTTGAAACATATAAGATAATATATAACTTGTCAACAAAAAAAGCCCCGCCAAGCGGGGCTAGGTGGGAGGAAAGAACCGAAAAAGTGTTAGCAGTATATCATTTGGCAGTTCCCCAATCGGGACCGACTTCAATGTCACACTTGCTCGGTATCTCCAAGTCTACCGCAGTTTCCATCATCTGCGAAATAGTTTCTGCATCTTTTATGTCTTTTACGGACATAGCTATCTCATCGTGGATCTGTATGAGCGGTATACGGCCTGTATTATAGATATTAACCATGGCTTTTTTGGTCATATCAGCGGCGGACGCCTGTATAAGTCTGTTCAGCGCCTTGTAGGTATACGCACGTTTTAGGCGTGTCGTATCGCCATACTCTTGCACCGCTTCGCGATAAGGGAGCGCTTTGTTCATCTCGAATGTATCGGGCTCCCACAGATCAAATCGACATTTACGTCCTAACAGGGACCGAATAGAACCGCTACTGCTCTTGTCATTTAATCTGTTTTGCACGCCTGTCATCAACATCTTAACAAACGGCACCCGTGTGTGGTACTGACGGACCAAGTCCTTGGCTTCGTCAAGCGTGATGTCCAGTTGGTCAGACATTTTACCGACCCCCATACCGTACATCAGACCCAAGTTTATTGTTTTTGCTTGCTTACGTGGTATCTGTGCCATTTCGGCAACCATTGTATGAAAGTCCATGTCGGGATTGTTCCGATAGCCGTGGACAAACTCCTCTACACCGTCCAAAGTGAGCCCCTTACTCTTACCATACACGTAGGCATAATGGACCAAGATGCGTGGTTCCTGTTGCGAGAAGTCAATCGCAGCCCATTTTTCGCCCTCTTCGGGGAGGAACAAAGAGCGAATCATAGGACCAAGCTCGGGATCCCGTGCGGGGATCTGCTGAAGGTTCGGGTTGTTCATGGATATACGTCCTGATACGGTCCCGCCGTCGTCGGATCGTATCTGATTTATATGGCTGTGTATGCGTCCATCCGAGTGACAATGCTTCATAATTGTATTGATAAAGGTCCCCGAGGTCTTGTTTAGGTTACGGGCTTGGACAATTAACTGCGGAAGTTCGTGGGTATGATCGCTCAGGAATTGTTTCGTGAACGATGGTGCGCCCTTCTCGGTCCGTGGGTATTCGATGCTGAGGGCCTCAAATGCTTTCGCTATAGAGGCGGCGGCCCATATTTCGATGTCATGGCCCACACGTTTCTTAATGTGGCTCAGTACGTCTTTCTCGCGCTTGAGTAGCGAGTTCCGTGTGCGCTCGACCTTGTCCTGATCGACCCGTACCCCGCGCCATGTCATGTCAATCAGGCACGGCAGTAGATCGAGCTCAAGATTAGCGATGGGCCATAGATCTTCTTTACCTAATTGTCCCGACAGATAGTTCCAGAGTTCGAGTGTGAGCTCGGCGTCCCCCTCGGCATACGGTCCCACATACATTGCAGGCATCTTCCAGAGCTCGGCTTTTGGGTCCAGACCAAAGCTACGAGCCGCTTCTACAAGGTTTTTCTCGGATTTCACCTTGCCAAGATGATCGTAAGCCAGAGCATTCAGACTATAACTAAATCGGTTTTCGTCCAGTAGAGCCGCGACCAACATGGTATCGATGATCCGACCGTTGAGCGTGAATCCCATGCGACGTATCCAACCCGCATCATACTGAGCGTTGTGCATGATTTTATCAGCGGGACTCTCAAAGACTTTCTTCAGCCATTTATTTACGATGCGCTCGTCAAGATTACCCCCATATCGGTGTCGTATGGGTATGTAACCTGACCATCCCTCAACCGCTATGGCATAGCCTACCACTTCACCATCATTTCTAGCCCACCCCGGCCCAAGTATTTTTATATTCGGATCGCGTGTTTCGACATCCACGGCTATTTGCTTTGCATCAAAGATGTTTGGAAGCTCGTTTGGTGGCACCCATTCGGACTTCGGCGTATCAAACGCGAGTTGCAAAGACATTATTTTTCTCCTCCGAGAGCGCCGTAACCACAGACATCGAGCCAACTGTCCTCATGGTCTGGTGTTTCTATCAGGCGGGACAGCTTGACCGCTATCATACATTGGTAGACTTGCGATACCGTGACATCTTTATCCAGTATAACCGACCACATTTTTGCTATGCGTTTGTGGTTCTCGTGGGCATCGCCG